TCTACATCGATAAATTCTAAGCTTTCTTCTATGTAGAAGTCTAGTTGTTCTCCTATCTTCTCACTAGTTGTGAACTTGTTGTCCTCTTCTCCAGTGACTGAAACTAATGCATTATAGCAAACATGCATATGTCTTGCTACCCATTCAAATGTCCTGACTTTATCAAAATTCTTGTCTATTGTGTCCGATATCCAATATAATACCCTCCAGAACATATCAACTAACATAAAACCTGTTTCCTCGAAACGTCTTGTAACATATTCTGGCAAATTCACGTGCATGTTTGTAAGTCCTAAATAAAAACCATTTATGGAAAGCATTCTAGAAGACAGTTGCTCTAGAGCAGAACTGTCTAATATATATGAAATCTTCTTTTGTGTGTCAAAAATGACAACAGTGCTAAGATATCTGTATATTTTCCATTTTGGGTGCTTAAAGAATCTAAACTTTACTTCGAACTTCTCATGTGATTGCAGCTCTGCATATTTCTCAGCAAACTCTTTCATGTGAGCTTTCCTAAAAGTCTCTCTCCTAAGCATTGCATTACACATACCTACAAAAGTTGTATTAGATCTCCTCTCGAGAGTATAAAAGAAATTATAGAGGTTATCGAACATCTCGGCATCTCTAGGCATCTCATTAAGGAAGTCAATATCATTGATACACTGGTTGTAACTATTAGCAGTCATCTTTGAATGGAAGACCTGTGACAGCATAACGGACTTAGCTGATCTCGCCTCCTTATCGCCTTTCTTCTCAAACCTTATTGGAATATCCTTTTTAATGCATCTTGAGAAAAGATGAAAAATTGCATGGGAATCAGAGTATATAACATCGGGCTTGTAGAATTCAAAGGTCTCTGTCACTACTTCACTGAGTTTTTCATTAATTTTGATTTGAAGGTCCATTTCCTTATATCCTTCCTTGTATCGAAAGTGCTCTACCATAAACCTGCTCTGGTCATCATCTGGGTAACTGTACTTGTAAAAGTAGTCCTCCATGCTTTCTCCAAGTACACACTATCAGCTATGTCGTTTGGCATATTCCCAGCATTACTGAAGAATCCTTTTCCTGGAACATACAGCTTACTAAAATAGGCATCGTTTACTCTACCTCGCATAGTTTTCTTCCTCTTGAACCCCTCGGGCCCTATTAAACCTCCAGAATTGCATAGGCAACTTACTATTAGGCTAAGCTTATCTTGTGCTTGTGAAACGTATCTTGGTCTCTCGTCTACTCTTGCCATTCTTATTTAACAAATTAAAATTTCAAAATGACAAGCAATCAAAACCTATGGTGAAAAGACATATAAGTCCAACGTTGTAAAAGTATCACCCTCAGGTAAAAGAAAC